GTTGGCAGGGTTTCCAAATCCGCCAAGCTGTCCAGCTTCTCCTCCTGGGTTAAGGGACGAAGTTTCGTCGGGAGAGGAAGGGGCAGGTACTGCTCCAGGTCGGGGAGATAGTCATCAGGATTGCGAATGTCGTACTTCGTGAGCAGATCCTTAAACATCATACGAGAGGAGTGCATTACATCCTTAAGCATTTCAGTAAGCTGCGGCTGCTGTTGCTGGGCTTGGAGAGCCTGAGCCCCGGCGGAGATCAACTTCTCAAAATACTGCATCATGATCTGGATGATCGAGAGCTGCAGTTGCTGAGAAACTTGCTTGTTGCCTGTAGCGTCGGTAGCGCTCAAATCAATCGCTACTGCCCCGCGTACGTTTGTCTGCGAAACCGTTTTGAAGAAATCAGTAATCATCGGCCCAATCTCAGGATCATCGCCGAAGATTATATCCTCCAGGTCCTCCGTCCCGTACTGGATCCAAATGTCGAAGGAGTTTTGTAGTACTTCACTAAGCCCAAATCGAATATTTTCAAGTACTTCTTCAACTCTCTTCGTTCCTTCTTGGATGAGAGCAAGTGTAGAAGTAGCAGTGGCTCTGCTTCCAATGATGGGCGACTCCCGCCCTGTAAGGTAATCACTAACACCTGTACGTTTCTCCATCATGCCGAACAAGTTTTGCCGCTCATTCAGCGTTGAGGGGTAGACTTCTCCCGCTTGGAAAGGCTTAAAATCGGTAGCGGGATCATCGACGAAGAACGTCCGACCTGCATAAATGCGAGGAACCTCCTCAATGCCAGAATTCTTCTTTGCGATGAACATTCTGACGTTGGCCAAGTAAGCATTATCACTCGCCATCTGATGCCAACGGGTGATAGCCGCTTGGAAAGGCAGAACCATCTCTGCAATTCCCACACCTAGCGGAGAGTCATTCGTAACAGTGTAAGGGATAACAGTGTAAGGCTTACGTTGGTGGAAGTACCAATTGTAACGAAGCTGCAGCAGAGTGCGAGTATTCGGTTCGTAAGTGGCTACCAACCTCTCTGGCAAGTGATCTCCATCCACATCAAAGTCAAACCAACATTCGTAAACTTCAATCGTATCTGGAGCAGCAGCGTTGCGGAGGTGGCCGGTCATATCCTCTCTTACAGCTTCAGTATCACTCAAGTTCATCGACTCTTGTCCCGCTAGCCGATCAACATTAGCAAACTTATTAGCGGCTTCTGCTTCACGCAAGCGGTGGATAGACACACGCTGACGCTCGGCTACCATAGGACAGTCTTGGATATCTTGATAGCCAGGAGAGAACATCAAGTTGGAGAGAGGGATGCCGATGATTCTCGGTCCGGAGTACCAGAGTTGCTTCTTCTTCACCGTCTCGAAAGTGGGGCTGTAAGTCTTAACTTCGTGTTCAATCCTATCATACACAACCTTAAACACCATAGTGCCGAGTTTCGCAAACTCAAACAAGCGAGGTTGAGCTACTTGGCGTAGCTTCCACCGGTGTTTTTGATTGAAGTCGATGAAGGACTCTAGAGCGGGGATATACTTTGTAACAGTACTTTTCAACGCTTTTAGCCGAAAAACAGGCTCTTGCTTAAGCACTCCAGTATCTAGCCGCGCTTGAATCGGATCCACTGCCATCGCAATAGCAGGAATCACAGTGTCGTCTGATCCTTCAAACGGTACTGCTTTGCGGTGAGAAGAAGGCAACGCGCGATAGGCTTCCTCGTATGTCGCCCAGCGAGTTTCTAGCTCTGAATGCGACTGCTTGAGATGTTCGAGATGGCGGTCGAGGAAAAGCTTACAACGTTCAATATCCTCGTCCGTCAAATCCTCAAGAATCGGAGCAGGGAAATACTTGTTCTTCTTTCCCCTCTCCTCGGGCTCAGAAAGATCAACCAACTCCACCGGAGGAACTTCATCATTCGTAAACAAGATCCCCTGGGGAAGGTCCTCTTTCGCACCGTTGATATCTCTTCTCGACCTAGCCATTAGGCTTTCCCTCATCTATTCCAGGAGGAACTTGCGTGCTCGGCTTTGTGACATTGCAGGCAGAGGAGCTTGCCGTTCGAGGCGTTTGTCGCCAGAGCGGGATAGGCAGCGACTGGTTTCTTGTGGTGAACTTCGGCACCAGCATTGCTACAATTCTCGCAGCGACCTCTTGCCCGAACCCGTACATCGCGTTTAAAAGCTTGATATTCTTCAGTGGCATACAATCTCACTCGAAGGGCAGAATAGCGAGAAAGAAACTGCTTTCGGCTGATTTTCTTGTGATGCCGCTGCCTTAGTAAGCTCTTGATCTCTTTCACCACCTCGCTAGCATGTTCCTCGAAACTTATCCGCGGGAGGATAACTACCATCAACGGAGGAAGAAAGAAGTTTGGGGAGGAGAAGGCAGAAGATCGTCGACTTCATCAGAGGAGGCAGAGATAAGTTCGCCTCTTAGCAAACGCCGATCGTGGTCAATGTCGCCTAAAACTCTCCGCTCAGATTCTTTGTAGCGATTCCAGCGGGAGAGGGACATTTGGTTAGTCCAGAGCTGGAGTTGCATGGAGAGAGAATCGAGTGCATCGTCGTGCTCGCCGAGGGGGAAGTCGCTCATTTCGTTGCGGAGAATCATCTGCGTCGGCAAGATGTAGACTCGGCCGGTGGCCACGACAGGCTGGAGACCTCTAATGCGGGTTTCTTTCTTGCCGATAGCTCTAATCGGTTTTACATTGAGATAGATGCCTTGCTTCTCGGCAGAATCCTTGAGGAAATACTTGAAGGATTTTTGGTAAGCTACATCTTCAATCCCCACCGCACGGGGCGAGAACCGACGTTGGAGATATAGCAAATACGATAAAACCTCCAGCGGCGTACAGCGTTTAGCCCACGAGTCAAGAACAACAACATCCCCCTCCGGCGAGACTCCACAAGTGGAAACTGCGTTGCGGTCGGAAGTGACCTTCTCAGCCGCAGCAAGGTCGACGGTAATAGTGATGTCGAGTTGGGAGAGTAGCCAAGTTCGAAATTCGTTTCCCTCACGGTCATATAGAGTAACTCTCCGCTCGTCGGGGGAAAAGGCAAAGAACTTCAAATCTTGGATGTTAAAGTCTTGAACTTCGGGGTTACGAGGGTTGTTCATGTAGAGGCAAGAGAACTTGTACTCCCCTTGCTCGTGGCGAATTTCTGCGATGGTGGAAAGGTTCATCAACTCGGGAAAGATCGACTGCCCATCCTCGAGTATCCCACGGATGAACTTTGCCACCCGAGGGCCGAGAGTTTTCTTGACATGGACGTAGGTGTCTGCGAAACTCCAGTGTGTACCAACCCACCAGCAGGTAGAAGCTTCAGGCTCGACAAGGAGAGAGCGAAAGCCCATCACTCGCTCTGTCGTGTCACGCATCACCTTGTCGCTCCGCGCTGCTTCTTCAGAAATTACATCATCCCAGCAGATATGCGTGTAATGCCTAGAGGTGAAACCTCCCGTCATTCCGATCGTGTCGAAGGTGGGTTCTGGGCCGTTCCAAGTTCGGACGAATTGGAGTTCGGTATCGTTCCATCTCGTTTTGCGGGTATCTCGGGGAATAACGTGGGAGTAAAGGGCTCTAAATACTTTATTATTCTCACACGTTTCTCGAATTCCTCGAAGGAATCGCTGGGCATTGGTGTGGCCTTCATTGCCGATCAGGATTCGTTCGTTAGGGTTACGAACCGCGAGACGAGTGTTAGCGCTTATGGTGACTACCGAGGTTTTAAAGGTGTCTCTCGGCATCATCATGAGCTTAAACTGCGCCTTGTTGTGGTCGATGAAGACACAAAGAGGACCGTGAGTATGAATGGTCATCTTGCTGAAGCCCATCACAGACTTGCCGAAAACGTAAAGATTGCCTAATGCCGTTTCGGAGATATCCTTGCGGAAGTCTTCTGGGAGGAGAGTGATGCTGCTGTCGAGGTTGGGAAGATCTACTGGTGGGCCACTCATGGTGAAGGAACATCCTCCGAACGACTTTCCCCCTCCCCTCGGGGCACGGGAGATGAATCCTCTAGCTGACTTAGCCCCACCCTGCCCCCCGCTGCCTCCTCCCTCCCCCCTAGGAGTTTGATCTCTGCGTCATTCACCGTCACGAAGTCCCCGTTTGCGGCTGAAGGGAATTGCTGCCGTAGCTGGGCTGCTTCTACCAGCGCGCGAGCGAGAGCTTCAGCAGATTCTTTCGTAACTGACAAACCACTCTCGAATTGATGCTTCTGAGTTTTCGCCGTTTCTGGGTTGCGATCGGCCAAGTCTACTGCCGCTTTGAATCTTATCATCTCTGTTGGAGACTCTTCCATCAACTGCGCAATATTTCTGACTGCACGACGACCTAAGGTGGCCATGAGTTTGGACATGTCAACTGCCCCTTCTTCCAGAGCCTCATCCACTCTATCAATGATGGAATTCACTCTCGGATTCCGGTTGAGGTAGGAGA